ATGCCGACCGCCCCCGGTTTGTTGCATTTTGCAACACTTCGCCACGCTCACGCATCGTCTTGCGTGCGTGGCACGCCGAGCAGCGGCACGCACCGTTGCTCATGTCATACCGCTCGCCGCCTTGAGCGATTGGCACGACGTGGTCGGCATGGTTCGCCTGGTCGATGCGTCCGCAATCCACGCACGCGAACCCATCCCGCGTCAGGACCGCCTGACGCCACCGCCTGTGTGCCTTGCCGCAATACCCACGCGCCGCCGCGTTAGGCCGTCCGCTCTCGTCACGCCTTGCGGCGGTACGCAGCCTGAGCGGCTTGTGGGTTGGGATCCGTTGCGGCATCAGCTCTTGAACATCACCACACCGGTGGTGCCGGTGCTGTTCGTCGTGGACGAGACGATCTTCAGGAACTCGGCACCGAACACTTCGTCGGGCAGCGAGTAGGCTCGCCCGTCCGTGCTTGAGGCCGACAGGGTAAGGTCACAGACGCTGCCGTCCGTCTTGAATAGCCGGCGGAAGGTGCCGGTGCTCGATGGGCTCACCCACATCTGCAGCGTGCTGGCGTTGGTGGAGATCGTGCCAATGGAGAGCACAGCCCCGGCAACGTCACGCATATCGAGCGTGGTGGCCAGGCTCGTGGCCGTGTGCAGGGTGATGTCGAGGTCGCGGGATTTACGCGTGATGATCGAGTCGCTCATCGTCATCTCCTGGTATGGCTCGGGTCGTGCCCGAATCGTGGCCTACGTCCAGCCTACGCGGTGGCGGGGCGTATCGTGCAGTTTGCGGTCAGTCGCCTGGCGGCAGCGTCGCCGCGTACTGCTCGGCGGTGATCTCCTCAACGGCACCGCTGGTAATGAGTTGCGGGAGCATTTCGCTTGGCAGGTTGTAGGCGCAATACTCTGCCGAAATGCGTAGGTACACGCGCCCCTGATCGTCGCTCGGCAGGTCCGCCACCAGCGGCAGCGTCCGCGCGGTCTTCGTCTGCGCGTTCGGGTACCCGTAAGCCGCGTCCAACTGGGCGCAGATGCTTGCGTACACTGCGGGCGTGGAGCGGAAGTATCTCATGCAACGGTGATGCCCCACTTGCGCCCGAGGTACCGCTCAACCTGCAACCGCTGGGCGTCGGTGAGCACGCGGGGCCACACCAGTACCTCGCCGATCCAGCCGTCCAGCAGGTTCGCGCCGTTGCCGCCGCCGACAGAGACGGCCAGGCTATCGGTGTCGGACGTGTTGCCGGTGGTCTGGAACGACGTGTTGCTGCCGGCGAGAGAACCGTCGGCGTAGATGAATGCGTCCGAGTTGGCGTAGTCGCACACGGCCGACGCGATCCTCGGATTAGTCGTCCCTGTGCCGTCTGCCCGGGCGAATGTATTGGCGTCAAGTCGGCGACCGCCAACCGACAAACTGTTCACTACCGGAGCAACAGAGGCGAGAGCCGCGCGGGCCTGCGTGGAATTGGCTCCAGACGAAAAGATTACGGCCGTATAGCCGAGCGAAATCGTGGACAGCGCGTCCCATTTGACGGCCGCGATGATCGTCGCCCCGCTCACGTTTCGCAGAAGCCCCAGCGTCGCGGCGTTGCCAAGCATCTCTTGGCCGCCCGTGTAGTCGAGGACGCGCCGGCCGTTCTGTGTGCGGTTCACCGCATTCGGCTGCGACGCGGCGGTGTCCTGCGCGACATGCCGCCCGTTGCCCGACAGGTCGCGCCACTCGCTGACGGTGTTCCCGTTGAGCGTCAGGCTGCCGCCGTTGCTCGCGTCCAGCCACATGCCCAGATTCGGGATGGTGCGCGGGTCGAATCCGCTGGCCCGTGGCCGCAGCAGCCGGTTGTTCATCGCCATTTGGTTACCTTCTCACTGCCAGCACAAATACCGCGACGATCAGCAGGATCAGCAGCGTGTGTTCCATGGCTCACTCCTTCGGCTGTAACGCATATAGCAGCCGCGTTTGCTCGCCGATCGCCTTGCCAATCTCGCGTTGCGTCTCGCCCAGCTCTTTTACGAACGCACGATGTTCTTCTACCAGAGGCAGCAACACGTCATTCCGAAGAATCCAGCCAGCGGCAACGGCAACCAACACCGGAAAGCCCCATCGCTCCATGATGCCGAACATGGTGTCTTTCGCGGCGTCAGTCATGGCTGCCTCGCATGCTGTGCGTCATGGCATACATCGCGGTCTGGTTTTCCTGCCGCTCCATCCACCAGCGCAGCAGGATCTTCACCACCTCGGAGATGAGGGCAGACAGCACCAGCGTGAGGATGATGCCCATGCCGTATTCGCGGCGGGCGATCCGTTCGAGCTGACGCCCAAAATGCACGCCCACTACGTTGGCCTCGCCGGCGTCGCATTGCCGCAGCACCATGCCGGGCCAGTGCCGCACGGCGGATGCAACGAGCCGATACACAATGCGACGCCCTGTTACGGTGCGTTGCAGCACTGGGAGTTCGTGGTAGACGTGCGATTGCAGGTCAGCGAGCGTCACGGCAGCCCTCCACGCATACGCTCTGTGGCTCGCGGCCCGTGCCGCCGCATGGCTGGCAAGTCACCTTGACCGTGCCATCACCGACGTAGCCACGCCCGTCGCAGTTCTGGCATTTGCCGTCGCTGGGCGGCGTAGGCGTCGGCGGGATCTGCTGCCGCATCTGCACGACCATCCGCGAGGTCTCGCACGCGATGTCTGCCGTGATGCCGTGGTCGCTCGGCAGCGTGGCAACGCAGCCGGCGGTCACGACCAGGAGTGCGACCAGGAATCGCATCACAGAATCCCCCGCAGCCAGTTGTCGGGCATCTGCGTCGGCTTGAAGCCGCTGTAGCCGGCGTAGACGTAGGAATCACGGCCCGACAGCATCCGGTCACACACGTCAGCGTCAATGTAGAATGAGCAGTTGCGCACCGCTTCGGGCATGTCGGCAGGAAAGTGCTTTCCCGTGGTATTGGAGTCGCCCCACGAGTTAGCACAGAGCAGGCCGGGCCGCTTGCCGAATCGGACGCCGATCAGGCACATGCAATGCCACCAGACGCCGCCGGCCTTGCAAAAGCCGTCTGCATCCCGCGTCATACTGAAGCCCTGGCCGCTGCACACAACGACCGGGTAGCCGTTGCTGATCGCGGCAGCCGCCTCTCGAAATGACGTGGCCAGCGTCGTTTCGCTGCACCGTCGCTCCTTCGCGAACGGCTCGAGCACGTTGGGCACGCCGTTGCGGCCCCAGTCACGATCCCTCTGTTGCTTTCCTTCCTCGCGGATGATCGTGCCGCCGTAGTCCACGCCGTAGTGCAGGCAGCCGAAGTCACGGATGGCCTTGGCAGCGTGAAAGCCCGTGGACCCGTCGCCGCCCGTGTTCGACCGCTGGCCGCGGGCTTCCACTCGGCTGAATCCGTACAGGCTCGCCTCGATCGTGCGGCCAGCCCACGTCTCCGCATCTTTCCGCCAGTGGATGTCGCACGCAGCCAGCACGTCAACCGCCAGGCTCGCGCCCCAGCCCACGCACGAACCGACGTTGCCCTGCGAGCCGCGACGCCAGCCCGGCGAGCACGCCAGCAGGGCCGGGTACAGAAGCACGTCTTGGTTGGCGGCCTGCAGGTCAGGCCCGGCCGTCGAGAGCGTCGGGTGCGGCAGCGTTGCCACGAACGCCTCGGCGCCCTCGGGATCGGGCACGTAGCCCATTCCATGCTCGGCCATGCGTCAGCCCCTCCCGACGCCGGCCCACGCCACGGCACGACAGAACGCCACGTAGCGGGCTCGGAGGTCAGCCGTGACCGGAACCACGTCCTTGCCCACAGCGACCGCGTAGGCGGCCTCCACGGCGGCCCGTAGCGGCTCGTTACCGCCCGGCACATGCTGCCCGATGCGGCGCCACGCGATGTCCACGGCGAGAGCGGTGAACGCCCGCAGCGAGCGAGTGTCCGTGAACACCACCTCGGTCGTGACCGCGTCTCCGGCCGCTACCGTCGCCGCTTTCGTCCAGACCTCGGCCCACAAGGCACGGTCCACGGGCGAGGCACCACGAAGGGCATCGGCAATCGGCTGCACCAACGTCTGCATCTCGGCACTCGGTGTCTCGACGGTCACGGGAGCCACGGGGCTGGCAGGCAGCTGCGGCAGCGGCACCTTTCCCCACGCGGCGGCGATCAGTAGGGCGATGGCGGCAAAGCGGCCGATCAACCCGGAGCGGGACTTGCCGGCGGCGTACAGCCGGCCCGCCGCGTCGGCGATCTGCTGCCGGTGCGGAGCCAACGCCAAAACCACCGCCAGAGCGACGGCGACGGCACGAAATGCCAAGTCAGCATTCACTTGCGGCCCTCGACTTGGAGCACAAGGAACCGCACCAGCGCTTCGCCTTCCTTGGTCCGCAGCAGGTCCGACAGCAGCCGCACAAGTTGATCGTCGGCCACGCTCTTCGTCTTGGCCGCGAGCCACTCGCACGCCTCACCGACGATGATGCTCTTCTTGTACGGGTCGATCTCGTTGACGAGCCGCTGGCCGTAGCCGATCAGCGGCGACCAGGCCGAGAGCAGTTGAATCTGCTGCCAGATGTTGAGGTTCGATCCGTACTTGTCGAGCTCGGCGGGTGTGGCTTCGTAGTTCACGGCGTGTCCTCCTCACCCGATTCTGCCTCGTCGTTGTCGGTGCCTTGCAGCGGCGTCACGTTTACGGTGTCGTTCAGCCAATCCCACGCCGAGCGGTAGCAGTCATCCGCCTCGTCTGCGATGTCCCGCTTGTCGAGCCGTAACGGCTGCTTGAACGTCTCCTCTTCGAGCACCTTGCCGTTGGCGTCAGTCATGTAGCAGTAGGCGTACAGCTGGCCGTACTCCACGACGATCCGCCGGTGTACGTGATCGTTGCCGCTCACCACTGCACCTCGCCGGCCTGGTCCTCGAACGCGTCCAAGGCTTCGTCTGTCATTTCGATACGCTTGAGCGTCACGGGCTGGCTTTTGATTACGCGGCGGTCCTCGCGTACTTCCTCGCTCCACGTCGCCTGGATCTCTTTCTTGGTCTGCTCGATCTCGCGGGGCGTCGGGTCACGCTGTCGCACCGGCTTGGCCCGTAGTCGCCTGTCGTGCCGGGGCGGCAAATGCCAGACGTGCTTTAGCCTGATGACTTGGTCGCGGGAAATGGTCCACCGCTCGCACAGTGCCCTCATCGGCATGTGCGTCAGCCAATCGGCGCGGAAAGCGGCAACGCTAATGGTCGCCGTGCAGCCCTTCATTGTCGGTCATCCAAGCCATAACGCATCGCTGCGACGGGTTCAGGTAAAGGTGCTGGCCCGTCGCCTTGGCGACGCTTGCGTGATACGGAACGTGCTCGCAGTCTTTCACGCCGTCATATGTGCCTTGCAGGAAGGCTTCGGTGCGGTAGATGCACAGCCCGCCGAATGCAGACGAGACGAGCACGGGAGGCGAGCCAACCGGCGGCAGCCACTGATGCTTCCAGCCGCCAAGGCCAGCGGTGTAGTCATCAAAGTAGCAACGAGACTGCCCAACTCCACGCAACGCCCAGGCATCGTAGTGCGTCCATCCTTTGCCGATCTTCGGCTTGCGATCCTCGCTCATGCCTAGCATCGTGAACTCGTTGAGCGAGACGCTGGCCATGCCGTAGGCCCCCTGCAATTGCACGAGCCATCCGATGCCGTTGAGAACCCCGGCGTGCGACCACCCGCCCCACTGGTCCCAGTCGATGACGATCACATAGTCGGCGTCGGCGGCACAATCACGCACCCACCGCTGGCACGCATCGCGGTACTCGGCCAGGGCAATCGTCCTGCGGCCTGCGAACTCGGCCCCGTAGTGCTCGCGGCCCAGAGTCTGCGAAGTAAACGTGGCCTGCTTATACGCATCGGAAAACTCCTGGAGCACCTGAAGCGTCTGGTCGGTGCTGTCGTTCTCTTCGATGTGCAGTGCCCACGACTTGCACGACCGCACAAGGTGCTCGAGCCGCCCGAGGTTCTCAGCCAGCCGCACGGCACAGTTGCGGGCCAGCCCGACGAAGGCGAGCTTGGAATTGGCTAGTCGTGTTACGCCATCCTCATACCTTTTTTGGAATAGCTCGGCGAACGGTTCCAACGGGTAGATAAGGTGGTCGGGAATGTTCATTTCTTCCACGCGACTCCGAGGCCGTAGCCTTCCGTGATGATTTCGTGCGGTGCATTGTGCTTCGCCACGAACTCGTCAAAGCACTGCATGAGATCCGGGTGAGCCGGGTGCAAGATGTCATGGAACACCACGCAGCCGCCGGGCTTCACGAGCGGCCAGACGTTCACCAGATCGGCCATGCCGCCTTCGTATGAGTGGTCGCCGTCCACAAGCACAAAATCGAACGCTTCGGCCTTCTCGGGCATTAGCGCCGGGATCGTGTGTCGGCTGTTGCCGTCGAGAAACACACGGCGTCCGTTAAAACTGAAATCGTCCAGCAGCTGCTCGATGTGCTGGTGGTTGCCGCGTCCGCTGCCGCCGTAGTCGCTGCCCCAAAGATCCGCCACCCAGACCGAGAGCAGGTCGGCCGCGGCGTTCTCCAGCACGATTCGCAGCGAGTCGCCTTCACGGGTGCCGATCTCGAGGTAGTGCTCGACCTTGTGCCGTTGGCAGTGCTCAGTTAGGTAGCGGTAGAGGCTGGCGTTGCTCATCCGATCCGCACGGTAGTCCGTGCCTCCGTCAAATGAAAAGTTGCCTCGTGCTCTGTCGCTGAGATGTCAAACGCAGTGACGGCAACAGCTAGCGCCGCCCATCGGTGCTGAGAAATGCCGTAAAGCGGGCCTGGCGACTTCTTGGTGCCAACTGCGCCGCACCTGTCAATCAGAGCCTGTCGAATGTTGCCGTCCTTGGCTCGCGGCGATTGGCACAAGTGCATCTTCACGTCGCGGCGAGGAACAAGCCGCAGGCTACGAACGTGCTGCGAGAACATGCCGATTGCGAAAACCGTCTCAAAAACCTCGCGGCCAACCGCCATGCCAAAGGACTCAATCCATTCGCACGCAACAGGGTCGCACGAAGAATCCAAGTACGCAGCAAGCTCGGCGTTTGGCATATCGCCAGAACGCACAACGCGAGCGCCGTTCCACACGACGTACGAAGAGTCGCGCGGGCCTGGGTCAATCCCGGTAACGGTTTCTCTGGTAAGCGCCATGCCCGCACTATCGCGAGCATGTCAAGCCGGGCATCCTTCACGGCGTTATCCGGCGTCGCCGTCTTTCTCGGTCGCGTGTCTGCCTAGCCGCCGCGAAACTCGGTTGGTCGCCGTATTAGGCTGCGAACTGGCAGCCTAATTCTTGTTCTATTTCTTGCCGACGCCCTTCATCCGCAGCCTCAGTAGCCGCCTTCGTTCGTCCATTGAGTCCCGTCGCTTCTGGAGCCGCTTTCGCTCGCGGCCGTCATAAAACACCACCCACAACTCCAGGCGTTCATCAATCCAGTGAATGCCACGATCCAGCCTGCGAAGCGTCTCTCTGTCCTTCTGTGAAATCGCGGAGCCACGACTCGAACGTGGGCCTTGAGTGCGCTTACTCATGTTCTGCACCACCTAAACTACTCCGCGAAATAGAACCACGCGATGCTGCGGACTAACGCCGCAGATCGCTGGCGTTCTGTGGCTACTCGCACTCCAGCGAAACAAACGCCGGGACGAAAGCACCGCCGTAGGTGTCTCGGGTCTGCCGGAGAGCGTCTACCAGTTCCTGCCGCTGCTTCTGCAACTTGGCGATCACGGCGACAAGACGCCCCATAAGTTCAACGTCGCCGTATATGTCGGATTCCTGGCCGCTTGTGATTCGGTAGTTTGCGATCTCAACAATATCGTCCATGACTTCACCTCGTTTTTCTACGCTCACAGAACCACGCGATGCAGCGGACGAGCCGCTGATCGCTGGCGTTCTCACTTCGTTCGTTCCAGTAGGTCGCAGATCGCTTCGTAATCTTCAATCTGCTGCATTGTCATGTCGTTGTGATCCATGTCGCGGAACGCGATCCTCACCCTGTCCACCGCCTCCCGCTCCTCGTCGGTGAGCGTCGGCGAGCGGTAAAGCGGGACGACGCCGTGATTCCCTGTAACAGCCTCGTCAATCGCCTTGGCCTCTTCCTCGATGCCATAGACATCGTAGATTCGCTGGCCGTCAGCAAGCATCACAGCCCACGCAACTGGCTCCCCGTGAGAACCAGCGGATGCAAGAGACGGCTCGTTGGTGTCGTTTGGTTTGGTCATGTCTTCTCCTTGCCGCTCCTGATCCTTGTCGTTCTACGTCTCCACTTTCGCTCAAGAGCGCAATTCAGCGGCGTCGCCGATGCCAGCGAGGCCGATGGCTGGGCTTGTGCGGGAACCCGATAGACAATGCGCCCATCATCACGACGAATACCGCCAAAGCCAGGACGATAACCGCTGTTTCGCTCATTGTTCCCTCTCTGATTCCCAGAGAACCACGCGATGCAGCGGACCCGCGATGCCGCCGTCTGGTTGTAGTTTCGTCAGCGGTCGCGGGCCGCTGATCGCTGGCGTTCTCAACCAAGCCGTGCCAGTATCGACTCAATCGCCTTCCTGTGCGGTTCGTACATGATCGTCGGAAGCATCCCGCGCAACGCCTCCCGCTCCTCGTCGGTGAGCGCGGGCTGCGGCTCGCGGTATGGAGTGCCGTCAGGGTTTTGGCGGACGTAACCTGCCGATGGCGATGTGATCCACTGTCGGAACAATGCCTGCTGCTGTGAATCGAACCGCGCCTTCTCGTTGCCATCCATGATTGCCTCCATTCGTTGAGAACCAAGCGATGCAGCGGACGAGCCGCTGATCGCTGGCGTTCTCACTTCGTGCGCTCCAACAGCGACCAGAGTTTTGCGGAATCTGCGCCAACAACCCGATACATCGCGCGAAATATCACCTGCCGCTCCTCGTCGGTGAGCGTGGGCTGCGGAATCCAACTCCTGCGGTCCAGTTCTCTCGCCGCGTCCAGCAAAACGTCACTGTAATCGGCACCGCAAATGTTGAGCGCGTCGCTCATGTCTCGCAGCCGTTCGGCCAGTTCGTTCTGTGTCATATCAACGTCCTTTCTCGGGCTGCTCTCTGTGGTCAGTGATGATCGCCGCCTATTTTCGCGGTTTTCGCTGATTATCGGTCAAAATCCACGCGACACCGTGCAATCAGTTTCTCCAGCACGGCCGCGTGCCGCTCCTCTCCGGGCGTGTCGGCGTACGCCGCAAACCACGCAATCGCCTCCCGCTCCGCTTCGGTGAGCCGCAGGCGTGCGACCTCCGCCTCTAACTGCTGCACTCGCTCCATCGCCTGGATGAGCGCATCCAGATCGTCAGGCATCATCGGCGGCACAAGATCACTCATGCCACACCTCTCGGTTGATGTATCCGGCGCCGCCATTGCGACACTTTGCTGTGCGTGGTAGTCACGTCTTCCGCCATGCGCTCCGCGATGTGACGTGCCTTTAGTTCCGCCTTCATCCGCTCGATCTCGTCTGGCGACGGGTCACGCGATACCTGACACGGCCGCGTTGGCCGTGCCGGCAGCTTATACCGGGCCGCCATTTTGTACGCCGTACTGGCCGAGACGCCGAAGCGATTGCCAATCGACTCGGCCGTCTCGCCAGCCATCCACATTCGCGTCAGGATCAATGCCGTCTGGTTCTCCATGGTCACTCCGTAGCCAGCGGCATGATGACGCCAGTGAACGTGTCGGTGCGGAGCACCACGGCTGACTGTGCGTCGGTGGCCTGGACGCTCACCGTGGGCTCGCCGTCGGCCGGCAGGCCCGACAGCCACTCCCTGACGAACACCGGATCGAGCTTCACCGTGCACGCCTTGCCGGCCTCCACGATGTCGCACGTCACGCTCGACTCGCCGGCCTCGGCCGACTGCCCGTGCAGGTGGATGCCCTCGGCAGTGAACGTGTACTGCACCCCCTTCGACTGCTCGCTCGTCACGATTGCCGCCGCCCTGGTCGCCGACAGCAACTCCGTGGCCAGCACCGTAGTCGGCTCGCCGCCATCCGACGGGATCACGTCACGCCACCGCGGGAACCGGCCATCGGTCAGCCGAGCCGTGACGGTCGTGCCGCCAATCGTGGCCAGCAGCTCGTTGCCGGTGGCCTCCAGCTGCACAGAGCCATCCCCCGCCGCAACGGCGACGCGGGCGAGGATCTGCATCACCCGGCTCGGCACGAGCGTCGTGCTGTCATCCACCGCCAGGTCATGCTCCATCTCGCACGAGCACAGCCGGCGGCCGTCCGTGGCCACGAACGTGACCACGCCGTCCTTCACGTCCACGAGCACGGCCCCGAGGGCGAACCGGCTGGACTCCTGGTCAGCCGCGAACACCACGCCACGCACCGCCCGAGCGAACTGGTCCGCCGGCAGCCGAGTCACCGGCTTGGCGTCCGCCGGCTCCCAGATCGGGTATTCAGCCGCGTCCTCGACGGGCAGCGTCCACGTGCCGTGGCCACACCGCACGACGCACTGCGTCCCCTTCGTCTCCAGCGTCACCTCGTCACCTCCGGCAGCGCCGAGGATCGCCATGAGCCGTCCGTGCGGCAGCAGCATGGCATCGCCGTGGTAGTCGATGGCGGCGTCGATCCGCACCTCGAGGTCCGTGCCGGTTACGAGCCCGTCACCCAGACGCACGTTCGTCAGCACCGGCTTCGGTGCCCGGCTTGGCACCGCCGGACTGACAGCGGCGAGAGCACTCCTCAGATCGGCGACGCTCAATGTCACGCCACCACTCCGCTTGCGTTCCTTCGTTGCGGCCATAATCGTTCTGTCCTTTCTTCATCGACACTCCCACCAAAACGCCCAGCACGAACGTGCCGGCAAGCGTCAGGTGGCCAATCGCAATCAGCACAAACTGCTCTGCGGTCATAGCCCCATCCCCGGGTCTTCGTCGTCCAGCAACGGAAAACTACGCGACGCCAACTCGGCCTCGACAATCTCCAAACACTTGGCGTTGCTCGTCACACGCTCCATCAGCTGCTCGATCACAAGCGACGCCCGCTCGAGCAACCGCCGGCTGCGGTCGTCAACGTCGTCATCCCACGCGCGACGCAGGCATGCGTTCGCAATCGCCCGCGGCGAGACCTGGCGGCGTGGCCTCATGACACCACCTCGATTCCACGAGTCTGACGGGCACGGCGACGCAACAGCCCCTTCTTCTCCAGGGCACGGATGTGGCACATCGCACCGTTGGGAGAACGGAACCCGAAGTGGTCGCATATCTCGCGGACTGTCGGGCCGCAGAGCGCGGTGCGTTCGCGGACGAACGCAAGGATCTCTCGCTGGCGGTCGGTGGCGGGTGGCGGCTGCGTGGTGGTCATAGGCTCTCGTCCTTGAGTTTGAGTGTCGTGGCAAGCGCAGTTACTACGCCTGCACCTTGCTTGTCTCGGCGCCAGATGGCGTACTCACGCTCGGTCATGTTCTGGCCGGCATCGCCACGCCAGTAGCGTTTCTTCGCCTGGTCAACCGGCGGCGGTGTCGCCTGCCGTGCAGCCTCTCGGTGGGTGCCACCACGATCCTGGCACTTGCTCAGCCACACAGTGGTGAGCCAGCGTCGCCAGTTCGATTTGCGTGCCTTCTTGGGGTTCGCCTTCAGCCACTGATTGGCCTTGGCGAGTTCAACGGGAAGGTCAGCCGCCGGGTAAGCCTGTGACCATTCCGCATGGTCAGCGTCGGTGATTCCTTCCCAGCCCGATTCCGCAGACCACCGAAGCGGATCGGCCGGCTTCGAGCATCGCCGCCGCTGCGGCGTGCTCGGAGCACCCAAAGGATTAGAGGTAGAAGGATTAGAGGTAGAAGGATATAAGGCGCAAGAAGCCGGGGGATTTCCCGGCTCCAGCGTTGGATTTCCCGGCTTTGCGTTTCGCTCGGGAAAAACGATGGTTTCCGCCGATTCGTCGGGTGGAGGCAGCCCTTCGTCACGCTCGTCTGGGTGACACCTCTGGTGCTCCCCAAAAGTCGGGATCTCAAGCACCTTCACGTTGCCCGATTCGTAGGCTCGGACGAAGCCCCTGTCGGCCAGCTGCTTGAGCAGGCCGACGATGTCGCAGTTCTCATACGGGAAGAGCTCGGCCTTGATCCGCAGCGGGCGGAACTCCATCCGGCCCTGGCTGTCGGCCAGCGTCCAAAGCCCGACGAAGAGCAGACGAGCCATCGGCTCGCACTCGGCCAGGTACTCGTTCTTGAAGAACGACGGCTTGATGCTACGAGTGCGTGCCATCCGTGGCCTCCTGTACGCGCTTAGACCTTTGCGAATCCCTTTGGGCCGCACGCAAATTTGAAGCGCCATTGCCAGCCGGATTTAGAAGCCCGACGAAAAGAGCCTCAATACGAAGTCTGTCGTTCTTGTCGCAGTGCAATACCCCAACCATCCTGTCGCCAATCTCTGGCCTCGATGCCTGAACACGAGAAGGAACGTTGATACTTTCTCCTACATAGTGTGCTGTTCCGTCACTATTCCAAGCGATGTACACGCCAGAGAACGGGTCCATGGCGTTGACATCCCTTGCCGTGTAAAGCGGAGGCGGAGGCGTAGGCAAAGTGTTAAGTAATTTGCCGCACTCAGCCGCAAGGATTGCCTCTCTGGCCTCTGGGTTTCTTGCTGCGTCACGCCAAGACGCAAAAAGGAACTGCCTCACTATTCCAGCGGGCCACTCAAACCGCTTGACCTTGCCTTCATATCCAGCCTTCTTGATTCGTAGCCCCTTCGTCTTTGGGTGCAGTTTCTGGTCCGTTTGCCCAACGTCAGCACTGCCGCTCAAGTCCATCGGAAGTCTGTGTTCGTCGCGCCTATTCCAATCAAATGTGACGTGAACAGAGCCTTCCGGCTGACGCTTTAAAATCCACACCTTGGCAGCCAGCGGATCGCCGATGTGGTCCAGCTCATAAAACAAATCGAGCGGCGTCCACGACGGTTCAAGCACAACAACGCTGGTCGTATTGTCAGGCCACAAGGCAACGACTGTAGGCATCACGCCACCCTCCAAACCGTGGCCATCCGTCCGCTAGCCGTCTTCCGCGTCCCGGCCTCGACCACAAGACCACGCCGTGCAAGTTCGATCCGCCGTGGCCGCTGCGTGGACGGGTTCATTGCCAAAGCGGCCTGCTGTTCCTCGTCTGTGAGACCGTGCGGGTTCTCCCGCAGCAGCTCAAGCACACGCCGCTGTAGTGCGTTCAGCGTCGCCGGCCCGAGCGAGTCGGCAGCTGCGGCCGAGGTGGCCGAGCCTTTGACGGACGGGGCTCGAGCGGCGAAGAGCGGGCCGGCACAGCCTTCGATGCCGTAGTGGTTCATCACGCATCCTTTCGTGTGTATTAGCCCCGTGACGTGGGGCACTCGGTCGCATCACCTCTGGGAGAAGAGGCTGCGACTGCCGGCGTTGGTCCGCACTGGGCCGGCTCTACGGGCGGATGCAGCTGTGAGCCGCTCAGGCAACCGCGTGCCGTTGGTTCAACCGTCGCTCATTGGTCCTGGTTTGCCGCCTCTGTCGTTGACCAGCGGCGCAGGCGGCTCGTACTGGTGCAGTCGCTTCACCATCTCTGCGAGTTGTGCAGCCCATGACGCCTCGAGCCGATTGATGTCTCGCACCTGCCGATCCATCTGCCGCACGTAGGATGCAAACCGCGTGTAGCCGCTGTGGTGCAGCAGATTCGCGATGTCATTGCCGCTGAACGTCAGCGGCTCTTCGGCGAGCGGGTGTCGCTTACGCATTGGTCTGCTCCGATCCGGCGGCTTCGGCGGCGAACTCCTGGCCGTTGTCCTCGGGCTCGCTCTCAAGCCACTCGCACTTCGTGTCGATCAGCCCGATCAACTCGTCACGCTGGGCCTCGGTGAACGTGCCATCGGCATGCCGCTGGTGCACTCGCTGACGGTAGGACGCCAGCACATCGAGGTTGTTGGTCTTTTGCACCAGCAGCCTGACGTTCGCCATCGCACCCGAAGCGGCCGTCGTCTGTGCCGCCGCGGGGGCGTCAAGCTTCGGACGCACCACAACGGGCTCGTGGGCCGGGGCAACCGTCGGGTAGTCCTGTGCCTCTTCGGCCGTAATAAGCCCACGCAGAGCGTCGGCGAATGCGTTACGCAAGGCGAAGCCACGTGCTCGCAGCGTCAGCATTCGAGCCGGGTAGTTTTGCCAAGGCCCGGCCTTGCCCCACAGCCCCGCCTTCTTGGCGTCGGGCACCGAGAACCGCACCGTTGTGGGTGTCGGGTAGCCTCGCCGCTTGGCCTCGCACACGGCGACCAGCTGCTCGCCGTCTCCCTCGGTGTACTCGCGGACGTACTCGCAGACCGGGCTGCTCTGCACCAGGGCCAGGGCAGCGTCACCCCAGATCGTGGGCCGTCCGTTGATAACCGCGATGCTCTGCAGGCTCTGCATCGGGGACAGGCCAACCTCGCTGCCGTGCTGGATGGCCAGCATGCAGGACTCGGGCTTGCCGCGAAAATCCTTCGGGGCGAACTCCGACGCCGACACCATCTTGGAGAATCGGTAGGCGTCATCGAACGATTGAAGGGCCAAGCCGCTGGCCCGCTGGGTGCTGATCTCCGTGCTCATCTCGCGCGTCCTTTCGTGTTTCGCGAATTGCGAATGTCCTATGAAAATCCCGCTCTGCGTCCTGCTCGGCGGGTGGCTCGTCCTTCCGTGGTCTGCGGCTCCCTGCCGCCTCCTTCCGCACCTGCGTCTCCGACGCTGGGCGGTCCTTTGCTTCGTTCAGAACGGCACAATTTGTTCGGCCGTCACCGCGTAGTGCAGGTTGCCGTGGTCGGGCACATGCCGACGCACGTGGTACGTGTCCTCGGTGAGCACCTCGACCACGACGCCAGCCAGCGTCTGGCCCTTGTCGATGAACCGAATGCGGTCGCCGACCGCGTAGGTGGTGACGAGCGTGCCGTCGCGGTAGCTGGTGGTGCCGCTCGATAGGGTGTGCTCGGGCATTGCGGCGACGGCGGCGAGGTATTCGCGGGCGTGGGGATCGGCGTGCATGCGTGTCTCCTTTGGGTTTGGGTGGCAACTATACCGGCGTTCAGTGGGGCGTCAAGCGGGGGCAACCAACAAAATGAGGGGACTGGAAATTGCGTACACCTGTTTGGCGTAGCGTCAGTTAGGCTAACGAGTAGCGTCAGTTCGTCAAGAGAGAAACCTAGTCAGCGTTCCGATGACGAAATCGATCGCGTGGGCGATGTTCTGGGCCAAGCTCGAGTCGGTGCCCAGTTCCTGGCCCATGCGGATCAAGACGAGCGATTGCATGGCGGCGTTCCATTGGCGTTTCATAGTGCGGCCCTCCCTGGCCGGGTAATCCTGTGTGCGATTGCCACCCGTTTCGCAGCTGTCGGCAGGCCGGGTGGCCCCACCCTTGAATTGTCAGTTGGCCATGAGGATTTCGGCGTCATGCTTTCCGTTGTGGCGAGAAGCCCACAACTTGACAACGCCATCGCGGACAACGCATGGAAAGTTCTCGCGATTGGCACGCATGATTTCGCTATCGCTGCCGCCATTGGCGACCGCTGCGCGGACGGCGTCAACAGTTTTCGCGAACCGAGACAAATACTTGATGTCGGTCGCGTTGCCGCTGCCGCCGCGAATCTTGCTAGCACAGATGACGCCCCAGTGCTGCTCTTCGCCGCTCACCTCAACGCGAACCGTCCGCTTGAGGTTCGTCTTTCCGCAGCAGCCGCAGGTGTCTTCGTCGCTCGTTCCAAGGATTTTGATTTGGTCGTTCATCGTTCGGTTCCTTTCGTCTCGTGGTGTCGTGCCCGTTGGCCCAGGTGCCAGCGGGCGAGGATGTGCGGTCAGATCGCGGCGATGAACGCCGGGCTGACGCCGCTGATGTTCATGGTGAAGCAGCCGTGCAGCATGGCCGAGTAGCCGCCGACCCCCGAGCCGTCCGTGCCCCACATGCTGCCGCCGCGAGCCTTCACGAGCGACAGGATGCCGTAATACTCGCCGTCCAGCTTGACGAACTCCTCACGGCTGCCAGCGGTGAAGTGCTTGGTGATCGTGACCACGTTTTCGCGGCTGCTGATCTTCCATCCAGCCTCACGGGCGGCGGCAACAAACTTGGCGGCGGCGGTCTTGGTGGCGGTCTTCATCGTTCGTCTCCCGGCTGGCGTTGCGTCAGGTCTCATGTGCCTGACGTGTGTACTCTAGGCTATCGTCACTTAGGCGTCAAGTGGGTGAGAAAAGATTTTTTTGGGGGCGTTTTCGCGGGGGAAACGCTACTTCCGGCGACGTGCGGCCTTCTTGGCCGTCTTCCGTTTGGCGGCTGGCCGCTTGGCGAGATGCCGCTTGCCATTGGCCCTGGTCGTCAGGCCCGCCTTGGCCTCGGTGGCGGCGGCCTCGGGGATGAGCCAGACCCGCTGGCCGATCCGCTTCGCTCCGCGGAGCTTGCCAGCGCCCAGGAGTGTCCGCACCCACGCCTCGGAGCACCCCATGTACTCGACGGCCTCGGATACGGTGAGCCACTTGCCCGGCGCAAAGTCTGCCATAGCGATCATGCCCAAATACTAGGTTGCCGATAGTTCGCAGTCAAACTGTCCTGCCGCCGCATCCAGCAGAATCCGCCCACTTCCGCCAATCCGAGAATCGCAGTCCCAACACCGCGACAATCGAACTAGTGAACAAAAGTAGTAGCGGAGGGCATGGGAGCAGGAAAGTCGTACACACTGAACTTGTGTATACTGCCGCTACAACACCAAACGGGAGGCAGTCAGATGAAGATTCGGGAGCTTTTGCACGAGCGGTACGCACCGTTGCACAACCTGTCGGCCAGGAGCGTGGTGCTCTTCGGCCATTCCATCGACCGGCTAAAAGACTTTCTGCAGCGGGAGCCGGAAACTACCGACTTTGACGATCTGGTGATTGCGAAGTTCTTGCGATGGCGGGCCGTCACACCGCACCGCGGCAAGGTCTGCTCGCCGGCCAGCGTGGCGAAGGACAAGGCCCACATCAGCGCTTTGTGGAACTTCGCCGCGAGAAAGCGGATCGCTGCCGAGTTCCCTGATTTGCCACGCCTGCGGGTTCCCACGCGGCCCCCACTGGGCTACACGGTCGCCGAGGTGTCTGCACTCGTCAGAGCGGCCAGAACGGCACACGGCTCAATTGGTGGCGTGCCAGCCCCATGGCTATGGATGACACTGATTCAGTCCCTTTGGTACACGGGCGAGCGGATCGGCAGCCACCTGCGGCTGCGGTGGTCGGAGGTGGAGCTCGACGCCTGCCGCATTACGTTCTTGGGCGAGACCCGCAAGGGTGGCATCGAGACGATCCAGCGTGCGATCCACCCTGACCTGGCCCAGCAGCTGCGTCGCTACCGCAGGGCGGATGCCGATCTCGTCTGGCCGTGGCTCGAGCACCGTCGGCCCAGCAGCCTATTCCAATCGCTCAGGCTGCTGTGCCAGCGGGCCGGCGTCAAACCGAGGGGATTCCACGCCATTCGCAAGGCGAGCGGTTCATACGTGAAAGCAGGGGGCGGCGATGCCACGGACCACCTTTCGCATTCCAATCCGAAAACGACAAAGGATCATTACATCGACGTTTCGATCACGGGCCAGCAGTCGGCCCTGGACTACCTGCCGCCGCTCGACCTGAACGAGCCGCCGCAGGGAGGAGACAGGCCAGCGGCTGAATTGGGTAGCAACACGGAAACTAGGTAGTGAAGTAGGTAGGACGAGCCGGGCAAGCGGGGAGGCGTCGCGGGGGAAAGGATGACCCTACGCCGCCTCGACCCGCCGCCCGGCTCAATCTCCACGGATCTGCGACAGCGACGGCAGCTCATCCCGCTGTGCAATCGTCACGGCCAGCCGGCCCTTCACTCGCGACAACTCGGCAAGCAGACGCATGACGTGCGCCGCGAGCGTGCCGCTCGTGCCCTGGTCCCAAGTGCCCTGGAACTTGCGGGCGTCGAACTCGCACTGCTGGAGGTAGGCGTCGGAGAGGGGCTCAGATGGCACCGTTCTCCTCCCGGTACAGCAGCAGAGCCAGCAGGGCATACGAAGCCAGATCCATGAGGTTGTCCTCGACTCCCTCGTGCGTGAGCGTGCCAGTGCGGTTGAACGTGGCCAGCCGCGTCACCTTGTCGGACAGGCGAACCATCGCGCCCTTCCACGGCTCAATGCCGACGAACACGGCACCGTTGCGAATGTTGGCCAGCGGGTCGTGCTCGCTGCCGTAGTCGCGGCTCTTGGAACTATGCAGAGCCTTCATGCGGTCCAGTAGATCGAAGTACGCCTGGCTTGTTGGGTGCACGCCGGTCTGCGTCAGCCCGTCGCCACGCAGCCTGTCCCACTCGGCATAGGTCTCGCTGACGTGTTGCTTTTCCTCTGCTTCTGCAACTTCTTGCAGAGGTTCCGTTACAGCCGGCGACACATAGCCCACCATCTTCGGATCATCTGCTGGCGTCGCGTCCAGCCTGGTGCGCACCGCATTGCGGAGTGTCTCGTTAGCCGCTTCAAGTGTCGTGCTCATGGTGTCCCCTTTCGTAGATCGCCGTCGCAGAACAGCGGGTACGCCTTCGTGACTTCCTTCCTGCCGTGGTCGATGACCACGCATCCCTGGCATGGCCGCTCCGGGCTTGCCTTGATGGCCACAGCGTACGGCGAGTGTCCAATCACCGAGCCGTTGCTCACATACCGCCCACCACGCAGCCAGCCCCAGGTGTGGTAGTGGCCGAACACTGTCAGGTCGGCCCGGCGGTGAGCGTCCCACGCGGCAATCGCCTTGCTGGCCGGCAGTGCCAGACCGTAGACGCCCCCGGCGTAGCGGATGTTGTGACCGTGGCAGGTGCGAACGATGAACCCGTCAAGGTCGATGTAGTTGAGATGGCCCGTTCCGATCTGCCACGAGACGTTAGGATTCTTCTCCTCACGCCGCAGCACTTGGAACATGTACTGTTCCCACGAGTGATCGAGTTCCGTGGCGATGCGATTCTTTTCCGTGCTGCGCCCATGGTTGCCTGCGTTCGTGGCCACTACTACAGAATCGACTCTTTCCGCTATCGCGTCGATGATTCCGCGAAGCCTGCCCTGGATCCACAGCGTGGCGTTCTGCGGTGAGAGTTGCGCCACCTCGGCGCAGTCTGGGTGGATGTGGCCTGTGATGAAATCGCCACCCAGCCAGACGAGAACACGCCGCACGTCGGTCAGGTGTCGCTCGTGATCGAGCATGAGGAAGAAACGGTTTAGCAGTTCATCTAGTCGCCGCTCGCAGACTTCGAGCGAGTAGTCGTTCTCGCCGTTGACCGTCTCGGGCGCGACTCGCTCTTCGCAGTGCACGTCGCTGAGCATCAGCACCATTGTGGCGTCATGTTTTTTGGCTGACTTCTTCGACGCGACCTTTGGCCGCACGGGCTTCACGCCCTGGAGCGAAAGCATGGAATCCGCCCGCTCGCGTTCCTTGTCGATCTGCGACAGTGCCGCCTTGTAGCGGCCCTTCAGCGATGCCACCTCAGAGCGCAGCCGCGCGAGTTCCGCGTCGGCCGCGAGTTGGGTGACGTTGGCGAGTGAGTCCGCCACTTCAGAGGTCAGGGTTTTTCGAGCCATCTGGTTACTCCCGAGTGGCCGATGTTCACGCCGCGAGCCTGCAATCCCTTTGCGAGACTATGGGCCAGTGCGGTTTTCGTGGTCGCCAGTTTGCCGTCACGCCACTGGGCCTTGATCGCTATTGCCTCTGCGGCCAGGTCGGCTGGTAGCAAGTCGATCCACGACGCAGGCCCACGGCGGTCTTTCAGGTTCGCCTTCACTTCATCAAGCAAACTACTCGTCTTCGCCATCCTGCACCTCCCTGTAACCGAGACTCCATAACACCCGTGCGATGTCCTTGCCCTGCTGCTCGACGTGCTCTTCGCTCTGCGTCGGATTCAAGGCGTGCAGCAGCTCGTGCACCAGCACCTCGAGCTTCTTCCGCCCACGCATGCGAGCGTCTAAGATAATTCGCGGGTTCTTCGCCTTCTGGCTGAACGTGTACCCGTAGGCCGCACCCTTCAATGTGGTGAACCGGATGAGCCACCGCTCGTCGCCGTTCAAAGTGAAGACGTGATCGTCGGGCATGCGTCACCTCGCCGCCATGTAGAGTCCGACGTTCGCAAACGCATAGCCCAGGTAAGCAATCGCCAGCCCGGTCTTCCCGTGCCACGCGAGGTCCGCGGCAACGACTGCGTAGATGCCGCCAGTGAGAATGATGAGCCAGCCGGCCATGGCGAGTCCTTTCCCACGCCACGGTAGCGGGGGCGTCAACCGATACCGAACTTCCGGCCCAGGTTGTTTAACGCTTCCTGCCGCTTCTTGCACCCACAGTCCTTGACGCCGACCGCAGATGCCACGGCCTGCACCCGCTCCTTGGTGACGCCGATGGCGTCGAGGCCAGCGGCCACCATGTCGCCCAGGCCGGGCTTCGCTCGCGGGTACGCGGGGTGCGTCTCGTCAACCGTGATGACCGCACCGCGCTCGCTGACAATGCACGGTCGCACCTGCTCCAGCGCGTAGCCACGCTCGCGGCATCGGGCCTCAAGGTGTCGCAGGTGACAGCGAATCATGGGAGGGGATTCAAGTCGCGAATAGCTACGGTGTCCATATTGATCCCCTGCCAGCAGTCTTTGTTGCAGTAGTCGCTGTCAATGTTGAAGATTGGATGCGGCTCCGTTAGCGGTTTCCATTGGCACCCGCCATCAGGACCATACCAATCAGACACGCTTGAGGTCAGTTCGTCGCCTAATGATTCGGGGCAGCCTGTTTCATCAAGAACGATTGAGAACGAGCGTTTTGTAAGCCTTCCGCGATTGCTTTCTGCGCCGGCGCAGTATTGCAATTGGCACACTTCCAGCGTGTATTCGCCAGCGGCATTACACAGAAGCCGCATGCACGGTGCCAGCTCAACAGACACCCACCAAATCGGAGGCGGGTCGCGCACGTCTGGGTTGTCTGTAAACTCGCATATGATGAAATCGACCGGCTCAAAGCCTTCGTAGCATCCACCGTTCCCACAAACACATATGTCACCATCCGGCACGATATCAAAATCGAAGCATGTTTGGCACGGCGTAAGGGTCTGCAAATAGCATGAATCGCTGGCGTTATAAGCGGTCGCCTCGCCTTCAGTTGGCTCTGGTGGCGTGTCGCCCAGCTCCCATTTGCCGCGCTGATTGAACGTGTAATCCACTGCTTTCTCACAAGCGCACGGAGTGCACCCGCAACAGCACTCCTGCTCCGTCCCTACCTTTCCGTCACGCAGGACGGGCTTGCCGTCTTGAAACGTGATGAGCGTCATGCGGCGGTTGAGCAGGTGGTGACCGAGTACCACACCAGGCACGGGCCTGTGGTGTTATGCCCTAGCAGCTGGACGGAGGCGGCGTCATAGCCAGCCAGCTCCGTCAGGTCTACGCCACCGAGCGTCATGCGGCAGGTAGCAGTGCTGCCCATGGTGATTTCCACGGCACTGTTGGTGCCGCTGGCTTTGCCGAAAACGACGTGCCCGCCATCATCTGCTGCGTTGCACCAGTTGTAGACGGTCGCCGTGTTTGTGCTACCCACCAGCGTTACCGTTTTGGATTCGCCAGTCGCCCATGCACCAGTAAACGCGGCGACGCTCAGGCGGTAAGGCATGCCGCCGCCGATGCGATCAAATGTCAGCGGCTCCGCCCCACGGTCGCCCTGCTCAACGCGCCGCACGGTCTTGGCAATACGCTCGGCCGCCGGGCGAGTGAATGTCACCCGCTCGGTCTTCGCGGCTTTGCCGTCTGGCTTCTGTGCCACGGCTCAGTCCTCGTAGACGGTGAGCACCAGACGGGTGCCCTGGACGGCCGACTTGGCAGCGTAGTCCCCAGCCGCAAGCCGCAGCACAGCGGCCTCGCCAGCCTTTAGCCGGGCGGTTTCATACAGCGTTCCGCCAACGTAACGGCCGAAGCTCACCGTGTGCGTGGTGGCACTCGCCAGCGAGCGGGCGAAGCACAACCCCAGCGAGCCGAGAGTGGCCGTGGAGATCTGCGTGACGGCCGTGCCCAGGTTCAGCGTGACCGAGAGCACGCCAGCCGTGGCGATGTCGGCCGTGACGCCAGACGCAGCGAAGGACTGCGACAGGGGCCCCTTACTGACCTGGCCGGTGATCGTGTAACTGATGTCTGGCATCGGTGCTCCTTAGAACGGCGGCGTGCCGAAGTAATTGGAAAAGTCTGCTTCTGGGTACACGCGGCGAGTGAGAATGTCGGGCTCTTGATCGTCAGCCTTGAGCCCGCCTGCATTGGTCAACGCTCGCGGCGAGCCGGACGCCACCTTCTCGCCAGACTCTGGGTCTTTTACCCAGACGCGTTTCTTCTCGCCGCCTTCGAGGTAGTTCCAGCCGACATTCGGCAGCAGCAGGTTGTGGCCGCTGGCCCGATAGACGAGCTCGACGGTAATCTGCCAATACCGCAACTCTGTGCCGTTCACCACCTCGGTGGCCTGCTGCCCGCTGATCCCAGCACACAGCCAAGTGTGAGCGGCGCCGCCCAGGTAAGAAGACGAGTTCACGCTGTTCGTGACACCGGCCGCATTGGCCAGCGGGAACGCAGGGCGGTTGCCCGAGATCGACGCCCGCACTTCCGCCTCGAGCGTGGTCAGCCCCTCAAAGAAATCCTTGGCCGTATTCTGCAGCGGCTTCTTGCTGCCGTTGCCGCTGCCGTCGTAGTAAACCAGCGCAGGCACCTGGGAACCGCCAGTGGAGAATGACCACACGTCGGGCCGTGCCAGCGGGTTGGGGTCAAGTTCTCCCTGCTGCGGAAGTTCGTAACTGTACGTGATTTCGGCGTGATGCCGATCTGTCTCCGTGACCTGAATGTTGAGGCACTTCAGGTACGAAAACTCGGGATGGCCAGACGCATGCAAAATCCCGACAGCATCGACCAGCGTTTGCGTCGCAGTCGGCTCGTCAACTGTGACGATGTACTTTCGCTCGGCGGTCGGGCTTTCGCCAAACTTGTGTGACGCCGTACGCGGTATGACTTCGCGGTAGGAGATGACGGCCATCACGCGCCCCCGAGAATGTCAACCGGGCGAGCGCCGACGTTTGCCAACTCGCGGCGAATCTCCTCGAGCTTGTTCAGTTGCTCGCGACGTTGCTCGACCGCCGGGTCTTCGCGGCCACTCGCCAAGGCTAAGAACTGCGAGAGACCTTCCTGGGAACGGATGTCGTTCACCTGCAGGGCCTGGCGTGCGGGCTGGCTCAACTCGGCTGCGATCTCCTGGCGGATCTTAACGCCTTCTGCGGCAAGGTTCCGCAATGCCTGTCGGGCTTCACCGCCGTCGATGAGCTTGGCGTCGAATGCCTTGCGTACGGCCTTGAACTGGTCCGCAATCGTAGTGGCCGGCTTGAGCAGCTTGTCGTCAATGCCGAGAGCGTCGAGTTGCCGCTGTCGATCCTGGGCCTTGGCTTCTGCCGTCGCGGCCTGGGCGAGACGCAGACGCTCGTTGGCTGCCGACAAAGCCGCAGCATCGCCGGCCTTGCGTGCCGCCTGCAACGCTTCCTCTGCGGCTCGCTGCTCGTTGGCGATGTCCAGCAGATCGCGGTTCAACTGGACGCGAGAAGACTCGGCAGCTGTGAGCCCTTGCGACGCGAGCTCAGCGACACGCTTGCGAGACTCTTCTGCAGCCTTGCGGGCAGAATCGGCCGACGCCTTGGCAGCCTCCGCCTTGTCCTTCTCAGCCTGAGTTAGCCGCTGCACTGTGGCTATCAAAGCCTGCGAGTTCTGATCTACGAATCGCAACGCCAGTTCCTGATTCTGCACCTCTGCAGTGATCTCGCTGGCGTAGTCGCGGATGCCGTTGAACCGCTCGAGCACGTCGGCCGGAACCTTGTCGAGTCCGCCAAGTTCCTTGGCTAGCGAGACAATAGCGGAGCGGGCTTCGCTCAACGCACCCTGAGCAAACTCGTCGATGCTAATTTCCTCTGGCACCTTCAGGGCCTTCTTCACCTCTTCACCGAGATTGAAAGCGGCGACGCCGGCCCGGTCGGTTTCCTGGCGGAAACGATTCATGGCCGCTTCAGTGTCGGCAATCGCTAGCTCTGTGTTAGACCCGGCATTTTCACCTGCGATGGACCATTCCAGCAGGGCACCGCTGGCGAGCCCGAGACCGACAACAAGAAGACCGATACCCGTGGACGCAAGCACGCTACGGATCGCAACGCCGAGACCAACTGTCGCAGTTGCGGCAGTGCCAGCGGCTGCACTGTAGCCAAGGGCCGCGCGGGCTGAAGCCGCAAACGCTGAAGCAAGTCCGGTGATAGCGCCCGCAATCGCCTGCCGGTTGATGAACGCCAGGTATCCGCCAATCGCCGGCAGCAGATTCTGGGCCAGCGGCACCGCCACGCGACCGACGAACGCCAGCGCGTTGCCAACGTCTTCAAGCAGCGCACTCAGGGTCCGTGCAGCAGCCGGCACGTCGATGCTCTGCACGAACTTGATGAAGTTGTCGGTCCCTTGCGTCAGGGCCGGCTGCAACTGCGTCAGGATGCGGCCGGCGAGCTCCTGCATCGCCTGGCCGGCAAGCCCGAACGAGTCTCCAATGGCGTCGATCTTGTCTGGGCTGATGCCGTTGACGCCGTCGCGGAACCCGCCCAGGAAAGTCTGGGCCGTCTTCAGATTCTCTGGCAACTCGCGGAACGTCGGCAGCAGCAATGCGCCGCTCTTGCCAAAGATGGCGACAGCGGCAGCTGCACGCTGGGCAGGGTTCTCAATGCCGTTGATGGCCGTGGCAATCGCCTGGAACTGCTGCGTGCTCGTCTGCGTTGCCAAGTCGTCCACGGACAGCCCCAGGGCCGACAGGGCCTTCGTGGCTTCCTTACTTCCACCAGCGGCCTTGCTGATCGTCACCTGTGCCCGCGTGAACGCCTTGGCCAGTTCTTCGCTGGATGCACCGGACAAGTCGGCCGCCACCTGCAGCGTGCGCAACTCTTGGTACGAAACGCCCAGACTAGCGGCCAGTTGCCGCGTGTTGTCGATGGCATTGAGCGCCCCGCTCGTGAACGCCTGAAACGTGTTGGCGATTGAAGAGATGCCACTGATGAACGCCTTGGAAATCTCCAGCGTCTTCAGCGTCGAGACATCGCGGGCCGTCTGCTTGGCGGCGTAGCCAAGCTTCTGCAGCTCCACGACGCCGGCGTTGATGCCTTGGGCCATACCCACGGCAGATGCCGACAACTGAAATCCAATGCCAAGAGTTGCCATGTTTCACTTTTGGCCGAGGTCGGCCGCCATCTGCTTGAGCGTCTCAGCGATCTGCGTCGGGTGCTGCGGGGCGTGGCCTTCGATGGGAATGAAGTCTTGAGCGTCGGGGACTTTGTTTTTGCAGTAGGGAGCCAGGACTGAACTTGCCAGCATTCCCGTCTGTAGCCACGGGTTATCCAGCGGGCGAAACCATCGGCTGTAGGCGATCCAGTACGAGAACTCGCGGGAGTCCATCGCGTCGATGTCAGCTACCGTCTTCTTGAGGTGTGAGGCCAGGTCGAACTTGAATCGCAAGCTCGGCCTGGCGTTCATTCCCCCGCCAGTTTCTCGATCTCCTCCTCGGTTAATGCGTTGTGCTTCAGTGCCGCCTTCCACAATCCGTGAATCTGGTCGACGCTCTTGCGACGCAGGGCCGCCACGCCTTCGTCACCGGGAAATAGCAGCACGCCCTTGTCATCACACAGGCAGCGGGCGAGCAGCTCAGAGCGAAAGTCGGGAATCACCGGCACGGCCTTGGACTGCGCCTCGAGCAGCTTCACTTCGTAGCTGTCACGGTCGCCCACGGTCATCAGGCGGATGCACACCTCGCCACCCCACGCCGGAATCTTGATGATCTTGGCGTCGCTAGCCTGCTCAATCTGATCTCGCGTCAATACTGCCATGGTTCACCCGTCGAGTAGTCGGAACGTCACGGTGTAACGGGTCACGCCGTTCAACTCGGGCGCGACGTTCACGCCTTCATAGACTGCGGTACACGTCAAGTTTGCGCCGCCGCCCGTGATCGTGAGCGTGCCACGCGTTCCGTAACTGGCAGTCGCCACGCCGGTGGAACTGAGGCACGTGAGAGACACCGTGCCAACGTCATCGGTCCACGTGGACGAACGGCCTTTCGGAAGACTGCCGCCATAAGACCACGACAGATCCGAGATTTCGGCGAACGTGGTCGCGCCGAAACTGGCGACTATCCCAGTGCTGTACGTGGCCACGGAACCCTCCGTGGCTCAAGCCAACTGGAACTCGGCCGAACCACGGATGGCGTCGTTCACCGTCAGCGTGACAGAAGACGAGTTGCAGGTCGCAGTCGCCGAGACGCTGATGCCGCCGGTGATCGCCAGCGTGCCCGTCGTGTTCTGGGCGATGACGCTGGTGCCGATGTACTCGATGCTGACGCTCTTGCCCGTGTCGCCGCCCTGCGTGCCAATCAGCGGTCGAGCAATCGAAAGAACGCTGGCCCCTGTGGTCTGGCCGAGGTGCGAGATGTCGATGTTGTCGGCCCCGCCGCCGGTGGCACCGATCGTGTAGGTGATGCTCGTGACGGTGTAGTTCACGCCAGCGAAAGAAAACGTCGTGCCGGAACCGGAATGCGGGGTCGTGGCCATTCGTCAGCTCTCCTGCCAGCGGATGTCGTAGGTCTGCGTGATCTGATACGCCGGTGGCATCTCGGCACCACCGAGTGAAACGAAGTCGTCGGATTCGTTCTCCAACGACACCTGGTCCACAACCGTATTTTCCGACTGCCCACCGTATCCATCCAGAACCACACGCATGGCGTCCGCCACCTCACGGGTCTGGTCATACGTGACGCCGTACACCTGATACTCCAGGGTGACACGGGGCATGCCCATCGGGTTTCGCAGCGTCTGCTCTCGCTGGATGCCGGTACGCCGCCATGTGACAAAAGGCAGGGATGCCGACGCCGGTGCGAGCACCGGGTAGATGCGTGAACTCACTAGCGACGTGACGGCTGTGCTGCTGACCAGGGCGGTACGCAGCACGGCTTCTGGCGATTTCATAGGCCGAAGTCTCCGTATTTCTTCTGGGTGGCACGGATCGCTGCGGACAGTGCCTTTCGCATCTCCACGTCTAGGATGCTCTGCATCTGGCTCTGCGTGGACTGAAAGGCCCGCGTCAGCGGCCTACGGGCCGGGCTTCCACGAACAGTGCCGGTGGCGATAAAGTCCACGGGGTAGCGGCGGACGCCAGGCCGGAAGAACGGGCCTCGCGTCTTGAACGACGACAGCACGCCGCTACGGTTGTCGGAAACCTTCTGCCGGGATTCCAGTCTTGTGCGAATTCGGCCGCCCAAAATGACGCGACCGCGCCGAATAGTTTTAGTTTTAAAGCCCGGCGTCCTGGCCTTGGTGCCGTACTCCACGAGGTGCGAGTGATAGGCCCTGTTGGGGCCCTTAAGCACGGTGCCGCCGATGAAAGCTGGCGTCGCGCCCTTCTGGCTCTTGCTGTTCACCGGGCGACGAAAGCCAACCACGACCACGCCCACTGGCAGCTTCGCCTTGTTGTTCGTGTACTTCCGCGACACCTGGCTGACGCTCGCCAGCAGGTTGCCTGTGACTTCGCCAAGGGCGGCGACGTTCTTACGCAACGCTTCCTGGCCTGGCTTCGCCGCTTTCTTGAGCGCACGCAATTGGTACTTCGTGCTGATGTCTCGCGGCAGCCTTTTGAGCTCGGCCGCCACGTCTTCGAGCGGCTCTAGTGCAAACAGGGCTTTCGCCTTCTTGCCTTTGCCCAGCGCCAGCTTAATTAGCGGCCTATCGCTGCCGCCGGCAAAGACGCCTGCCATTACGGGATCGTCTCCTGGCAGATGATCTCGTGCTCGCTACGGTTGCCACGCTCGAGCAGGCTAACAATCTCCAGCGTGCGGGACCGCCAGGCGAAACGCATGTTCTGCGTCAGCCCCGGCAGGTAACGCATCCGCACGCGATGCGTGACTCCGATCTCCTGCTGGCCAAGCCCCAGCGACTCGCGTGCACTCACGCCTTCCACGCTTGCCCACACGGCCGACGAATTGCTCCACGACAGCACCTGCTCGCCGAGGGCGTTCGTCGTGCCGCTGGCAATCTGCACCGTGACTCGCTCGCGGAGCCGGCCGGCGTCGATCATCGGTAAGAGCCCCAGCGTTGCGAGTCGAGAAGGGACTTCACGCCGAACTCGACTTCCTTGGAAATACTGCCAGTGAGCACACCGCTGCGGGCACCGTCGTACCAGTGGCCCACCAGCATCAGGATCGCGTGCCGGATCGCGGCCGGCACACTCGTGCCGCTCGCCCCATAGCCGCCCCACCACGTCACGCTGATGGCGTTGTCATCCCGCAGATGCGGCGGCCACGTCTGGCCGTAGAGCGTCTTCACGGTGCCAGGCGTGCCGGCCCGGTCCACACGGTAGCTCGCCGTCGAGTAGGTGGACGTGGTGCCGTTCTCAAACGTGAACGTCAGAGCAACCGCCGTGGTTGTGCCAGCGGCAGCCATTGGCGGGCGAGGCAGTTCGATGTCGTGCGTCCCGTCCGGCGGGAACGTGTCAAACCGCACCACCCACTGCGTATGCACCAGCGTGCGGTCGAGATACTCTTCGCACCACTCACGGGCCGCAGCGATCAGCGTGCCAATGTAGGTGTCATCGTCGCTGGTATCGACCCGCAGGTGGGCCTTGGCCTCGGCAAGCGTGACGGGCTCAACCGCTGGCGGCGTCGCTCTGGTCAGACTTCGGTACTGCACGGCGTCCTCGTCTCCTAGGCGTGGCGTCTGCCGTCTCGGCGTCGTGCTCGATGGCGGCAGTCTCGATCAGATCCTGCTGCCGGTCTTCGATGGCCACGCCCTGGGCAACCAGCTGCGTCGCCAGCCCGCCCGTCATCTCAACTGACTGCCCCTTGCGGTAGGCACGCCACGCGCGGGTAAATGTGATTTTCTTCATTGGGGGACACTCCATGCAGACTCAGGACGTTTGAGCGTGGTCGTGAACTGCGTGGCCCACTGAAAAACAGGGCTGCTGAGATTCTTGCCGGGCCACGTAACGACATACTCTCCGTGGCCTAGCACGATGCGCGGCGAGACGAAGACGCGGTTGCCGCTTTCCCGCCAATTCGCCCAGAACCAGATATCAGAGTCGCGCCTGCCTTCACCCCAGCCACCGTTCGGATCTGGCTGCTCCCAGAACCATGGCTTCTTGCACCGCCTGAGAGCGGCCGTGCTGATGACCGTGAGGCCGAAATGTGCCGAGTCAACTTCCTGCACGGGCTCGGCAAACCATTCCTTATCGACCTTGGTGCTGCCGTCTGGCGGCGGGTTGTCCAGCATGCCCTTGAGCGTGAGCATCGGGCGACCGTCTTCCCGCTTCGTCTGCAGCCCAGTGATGGCGTCGCACTGGAACGTCATCGCCAAGGCGAACAGGTGCTCGATGTCTTCCTTGGTGAAAAACGTGTCGTAATCAATGCACAACAGGTACTCAGCCTTGTCGATGAACTGCTCCATCACCCGCGTGTTGACCTGGCTCCAGAACGCACCGGTGCCCATCGTAGGGCGAATGCCGAGCGGCATCAGTGCCTGAGCCCAGGCGAAGTGATTGGCAGTAAACGACAGCCTCGGCATCGACAGAATCGCTTCCACACGGATGTCAACTTCCGTGCCGCCGACCTTGACCAGCATTGTCAACCTCGCAAACGAGAGCGGGCCGCCCCGATTTGGAGCGGCCCGCCCAGTTTCCACTTCACGTCAAGCCGTCAGGCTCACGCACCGACCAGGCCGATGATCGGGCCGGCTACCGTCGAGGTGCCGAGGTTAGCGTGCGTGATCGCCACGCGAGCCACCGCACGGATCACGGTCTGATCCGACAGGAAGTTCACCTGATCGCTGGACGCGATCTCGATGGCCTGGCGGATGCCGTAGTAGCTCGAGTTCGCCATGTTCCCGTAGAGGGCCATGATCGCACCCGTCGAGTCCGCACCGCTCGGGAGCCGGTCGGTGAGGACCACCGGCGAACCCAGGAAGGTCGGACCCATGCCAGCCGCCAGACCAACCGACCCGCCCTGGGCGAGGTCGAGGTTCTGCATGCACGTCGCAAAGAAGAACGGCGAGCAGAACCACTTGGCGCCCTGACGCGAGTGCTGCGGAACCGCAGCCATCATCGCCAGAAGGTTGGCCTTCGTGACCTCGTCGGGCGTGTCACCGGCAGCCGTCACAAGCGACGCCGCGTAGGTGGCAGCCGAAGACGCCAGCAGGCCACCCGTGTGGCTGGTCACAAGGCCAGCCACGGCAGGGGCGTTGCTCGGGTTGCCGCTCCACGCAGCCGCTTCCACGGCGTTGCTGAGCGTCAGCGACAGTTCCGCAGCGATCCAGTCGGCGATCGACACGATGGAGTCCTGCAGGAGCTCCGACGCGATGACCACCGCCCCGGTCACCTTCTTCGCCGTCAGCGTGACCTGGTTGGAGGTCGGGTCGCTGGCGGTGATTGCCGAGTTCTCGTCAATCCAGTACGCGGTCGCACCGGCAGTCCGACGCGGGAACAGCAGCACGTCGCTCGGCATCACAACGTTGGTGGCGTTCTGAGCAAACGCGGAGTACTGGTCCACGAGCCGGATCACGGTCGAGGAGAGAACGTCGGGCACGAAGGCCGCGCCGGTCGTGGAACCGGTCGAACCCTGGGCACGAGCCTCAACGCCGTGGTCCTGGCACCACCGCTTAGCCTCAACGTCGCCGCCCTTGGCCTTGAACCACATGCCGACCGAGTACGCGTCCTTGGCGTTCCCGAACGCACGGAGCCGACCCGAGAACGGGACCGCTTCGATGCGGACCTTCTCGCTCCGCTCCTCGGTGGCCTCGGGGGCCGGCGAGCAGCGATCCACCACGCTGCGGAGATTCTTCGCCGACTCGGCAACCGACTTCTCAAAGTCGATCTTCTTGGCGAGCTTGCCGGCGTCGGCCGTCAGCGTCTCGAGCTCGAGGTCACGCTCGGCGATCTTGTCCGCGTCGCCTTCGATGGCCCGCACGGCGTCGATCCGGTTGGCGAGGGTAACGGCCTCGTCCTGCAGCTTCTTGAGGTTGTCCACGTGTGTTCTCCGCCGGCGGTATTGCCGATGGAGTTCACGGTCGCACTAGCGGGCACCCCTCTTGCAGAAGCGCACTTCAGAAAGTGTTGTTTTCACAAACACCACGCCACGGGCACCGCATCGCGGGCAGCGTAGATACCGCTGCCGCTCGTCACCGCATGGGCGCGAAGAACGGCACCGCAACTTCTCGCCGCACGTGCAGCGGGCGTCAGCCATTGCGGAGCCTCAGAGAAGCAGCCCAGGCGGCGGCGACGCCCCGCAGGGCCGAACGCGAACGATCCGCCTGGGCCGCAGGCTCGGGCGTGGGCTCGGTCTGCGACGCCAGCCACGCTTCGTAGGAACGCATGGCGACGCCGGCCGACGTTGACGGGTAAGCGGGCACCAGAACCGGGCCAACGTCGTAAAGACCGCTCACCTCGCGGATCTGCCGCACTGCCTTGCCGTCTTCGCCGGTGCGGAACGATTCGTTCTTCGGGTCCACCGTGAAGGCGAACGACGAGCCACGCACGTCACGCCGCTGGATGAGCTCGAGCACGTCAGCCCGGCTCACGGGCGGCGTCACCACGTACCGCAGGCCCTTCTCGTCAGACGAGAGTTCCAGCGTGCCGGAAGACGTGCGACCGAGGACGATGTTGCTGTCATGATTGAACAGGGCCACCACGTCGCCCTTGCCTCGCTGGCGGCTCAGGATCTTGTCGAACGCGCCCGGCAGGATCTCCTCTTTGAACCCGCCAAGGTCAAGCGAAAGACGGTTGTAGACGGCGGCGTAGC